GCTGTAACGGGCGCTAACGCATTTAACCCAATCCAGATAGGATGGCAGGACCATCCTGAATATGCGCGTGTAGAAGGCTTTGAGTGGCTGTACGAGGAGATGGAGAAGCGTGACCCTCCTATGGACATTGATCAGTGGGAACCCACCACACGCGCTAACATCAGCCACAAGAAGTGGTTACAGGAATACGAGTGTGAATTCCTTGGTACAGGTGATACCTTTATTGAGGGTATGATTCTGCAAGCACTGACGGAGAATATAAATGATAACTTCTATCGTAAGTACAATAACCGAATGTATGTCTGGAAAGATCCAGATCCTAACTCGACTTACTTCATGGCAGTCGATGTTGCGTTGGGTCGTGGGCGTGATTATTCTGCTTTTCAAATTATTGATCTTTATTCAGGTGAGCAGGTTGCTGAATTTTACTCTAACACCACACCTATAAATGAATTTGCTCGTATTTGCTTTGACGAAGGCACCTATTATAATTTATGTCCAGTTCTTGTTGAGCGAAATACAATAGGTAACAATTTACTTGATTACTTATTCGATCAACTTGAATATGAGAATGTCTGGTTTGACGAGAAGCAGCAAATGGGATTACAGATAACAGCCAAGAATCGTGACACTATTCTAGTCGAGATGGAAGAAGCGATTCGCATGAACGAAGTTAAAATTAATTCCAAGAGAACCGTTATGGAGCTTAACACCTTCATTATCAGTGATAAGGGCAAAGTTAAAGCAGATACTGGACAAAATGATGACCTTGTTATGAGTTTGGCACTATCTATTTATGGTGGAAGACGATACCGAGAAGAGAACCCTGAAATAGTTAAATTTAATCCCTCTAAAGATCGTAAGCCTCCGATGCCATTAAAATCTCAGAAGATTCTGACATCAACAGGCCATATTGAGGAAGATATCACATGGTTAATCAAATAAACGAAAATGCTGGACCTGGAATGACCACATGGTCTCCTATGGGAGACGGTAGTGTACAGAGCATGTATACTACTGGTTACATGTCCAAGATCTTTGCAAAGTTCTTTGCAACTAAAGCTCAAGAGAAGATGGTATCGGTTGGTGACCCACGATCCATCGAAGGTGATGTCATTGTCAACAAGACGGGCATCAATAGCATTGCAGAACCTTTATGGTCTTATACCCGTGGACTACCTTTCATTCCAGAGGCAGAACTCAACAGGAAGCGTAGGTATGACGAATATGAGAAGATGGATGATTATCCTGAGATTACCGCTGCTCTTGATATTTATGCTGATGATTCTACTCAGAAAGATATTAGAAACAAGCGGTGGCATGTAAGATCGGAAAACAAGAAAGCAATCAATGAGATCGAGAAGCTGTTTGACAGGATTGATCTTGATCGATATTACTGGGATATTGTACGAGGTGCCTGTAAGTACGGCGACTCTTTCATAGAGGTTGTAGCTAATGCAAAGGATCTTACATCAGGTATTCACAAGATTAAGATTCTTAACCCTTACTACATCGTTAGAGTAGAGGATAAGTTTGGAAGACTAAAAACATTCCTTCAAGAAGTTCCTCATGAGTCTAAGAATACAGGAGATTGGCATACTGTTAAGTCTTCTTTCATAGAACTAGATAAGAACCAGATCGTTCACTTCCGTCTACACACATCAGATCCTAAGTATTACCCTTATGGTAAATCCATCATGGCTGGCGCTGTTCGTGTATATCGTTCATTAAAGCTGATGGAAGACGCGATGCTTGTTTACAGACTATCTCGCGCACCTGAAAGACGCATTTTCTATGTTGATGTAGGTAACCTCCCAGCTTCCAAAGCTGAAGCCTTCCTTGAGACGATGAAAACTCGCTTCAAGAAAGAGAAATTCCACAACCAGAACCGTGTGGATGCTCGCTACAACCCCCTGGCAGTCGATGAAGATTTCTTTGTACCTATTAGAGGCAACCAAGGAACCAAAATTGAGACACTTCCTGGGGCTCAGAACCTCGGTGAGGTCGATGATGTCAAGTATTTCCGTGACAAACTCCTTGCGACCCTTAAAATTCCCAAGGATTACATTGTAGAATACGATAAATCTCCTGAAAGAAAGGCCAACCTTAGCCAACTTGATGTAAAATTTGCTAGGGTTATACTTAGAGTGCAGGATTCAATAGCAAAAGGGTTTGCACAAATAGCTAAAAAACACCTTGAGATGCTTCAATACCCCAGAAGTGTCATCAACAATCTAGAAATTCAACTTCCTGATCCTTCAGATGTATTTGTAAAGCGCAAATTAGAGATTGACGAGGCCAAGGCTCGCGTTGTTCAGGCTGTTGTTGCTACTGGACTGTTCCCAACCAGTCATATTTACAAGGAATTCTACGATATGACTGATACTGAGATCGATATGCTTAAAGAGGAGCTTGAAAAAGAACAAGATGAGATCGGAGAGAAGGAAGCAGAGCAAACAGCTATGCAAACTCAGGCTCAAACTGTCGGTCAAGCCGAGACTGATATAGCTACATCTCAAAATCAAGCTCAAATGGACATGGCTGTGTCCAATAATCAGGCCAAAAACGATATTAAGGTTCAAAAAGCTCAACAACAAGGTAAACCAACATCAAAAAAAGAGTCAGTTGACCCCCTTGTCAAGTTAAAACAGAAATATCTGGTCGAAGAAGGTCCTACTTCACAAAAATACAAGGCAATCGAGCGAATTTTGCGAAATAAAAGTCGAATTTAAAAATTTAAGCGCACGCTTGCCTATATAAATAGAGAATTGACACTTATAGCTATGAAAAAATTCTTCAACGAACGAAATAAAAAAGTTCTTGACTTAACTTTACTATCAGATAGCCTAGGTCACTCATTAAGAGAGAATGTATCACTATTTTCCATTGATGACGCTGCCTCCAGAGCTACTTTTGTTACAGAAAGTAACAACATTATAGAAGGAACCTATTATCTTGATAATAATATACTTCTAGATGATATTACAGTCGAAAGCGGCGAAATCTTTGTAGAGGACGATAAATTTGAGTCAGGCACTAAGACTCAAATTTCTAACTTTATAGATAGCATGTACTCTGACAACCTAGTTGAAGCTAGTGACCTTTTCGATGATCTTATCGATTCTTGGTCATCCAGAGTAAAGTTCAATTCTACTGTTGATCGTCTTAAGGAGCAATCTGAGTCTTTTAACAATACTTTCAATATTGTTAACACTGATGAGTTTGGAAGATTTGTTGAGCTATCAGAAAACATCTCCAAGTTCCTTAGTGAGAACAGGGAAGAGATTCAACAGATAGCAGAGATTAGAAATGCTTGCAGATTGTCTAACGCGGTCGCACAGGCATTTAATATTCCAAGAAAGACTCTTGAGCAGCTTCAAGAAGAAGGTACTTTCGAAGTTAACCGTGGAGAAAGTCGTGATATCTACGAGATGGTATGCAGACAGGAGCTTGTCAAAAAGGAGATTCTTGAATCAAAGAAATCATTTGACACTGTTTGGGTAACTGAGCCAAGTATTGCAAACCTAGCTTCTAAAATCTTTGAGGATGATGAAGAGGTTATTGCAAGATCATTAGTAGAAGCTTTTGTTAACATTCCTTATCTTGCTCTTATCTCTAAGAAACAGCTTTCCAACACCATCCAAAACAGCCTCTCTGTAATAGAAGAAGAGGCTGCTTTCTCAAAGGCAGACCTTAAGTCCTTTGTTAGCACATTGTTTGAAATGAAGAAGCCACTAAAAATGCTCGTTTCAAACATTCTTCAAGAAAAGTACGGTGTCAATGTTAACAACCTCAAGGACACTCCAACCTTTAAGACTCTTCTAAATACTCAATCAATTATCTTTGAGTCTCTTGCCAAGCTTTCTCCTAGAGGTAGCAGCGTCAGACAGTCTCTAACTGAAATGAGCGAGCTTCTTAAATCTAAGAACGGTGTGGAGGCTATTGATGTAAACGCTGGTCTTAGATATCTCTTTGAGAACTCAGGCTTCGATGACATCTACATTGATGACAGCGTTCAGTCTAGCTTTACTCTAACCGAGGGTATGGACAACTCAACCGAGACTGTTGATATGATTCTCAATGAGCTTATACTTGAGAAAGAAGCAGTAGTCGAGCCTGAAGAAGAGGTTGAAGAGGTTGAGGCTGAAGCTGAAGTTGAGGAGCCTGAATCAGAAGAAGAGGTTGCTCAAGGAATGACTGCTAAAGAGCTTATGAAAGCTTTCAAAGATGTAGAGGATCTAGTATCAGGTCCTGAGATGGGAGATGAATGATGAGAGAAACTTATAGACCTTTTAGTAAGTATGTTAGCATTACAGGCACAGGTGCTGTAGAGGTTACTTTACATGATTCATCTGGAGTAGCACTAGAATGTAACTACATTGCAGTTGAGCCTGTTAGCGGAAATTCTTCTAATATCATGTTCATGGTGGTTCCTGATATCTCAACTGCTAAAGAATACGCTGATATGCCAACAGCAGCCACAATAACTCTTAATGATACTTCAGGAATTGTTGGATCATTAGCTAGTGCAAATATAGGAGTTATTAATCTTTCCCTAGCTTCTCCAGACTTTACTAGTAAAGTAAAGATATCACATAATACTGCTGGAACAATACTCTACGCTGTAAGATATGGTGTTGTTCAGGTGGCAAACAATCTAAAAGATTCTAGATCCCCTAGAGGTAATTGATTTACTTATATCCTTTTTTACAAAGGTATATAATATGTTATGGCAGATAGAATACCTTTAAGGATCATTTATGTAAATGGTGTACCTACAATTGGTGAATTCCAGTCTGGGGATACTCTTGGAATTGAATATGGTGGTACTGGAGTATCAAGCGTAGCTGGTCTTTTAAACCTAATAGGTATAAATAATCTAAATCTTTCTTCAGATCTTCTAGATGTAGCTATCGGAGCGCCTTTAGCTTCAAACCCTGTTGTAGGTGATAGTCTAGTATGGACTGGTTCGTATTGGTCTCCTTCTGCTGTTGATGTAGATATTGAGTTATCATCTATAACAGATATAACAATAAGTAATCCTGTTAATGGTGAAACATTAGTATATTTCTCTTCTACAGGAACTTGGCAGAATGCTGTTCCTATAGGTGGAGGAAGTGCTGTTGATCATGGATTACTTACTGGTCTTGAGGACAATGATCACCCTCAGTATGTTCTGTCCGCTACAAACTCTGTATTAAGTAGTTTAGTAAACAGTATAGAAGCGTCTACGGTTGCCTTATCTTCATACATACAG